CAGTGATGATCGCTGGCATTATTTTGAAACTAAATTAGTTCGTAATTCTTATTTATGTGTAATCCAGTGACAATTTCGTTGTCCTTTGGATTTGAGGAGCAGTTGATAATCCAGTAAGACCATTCATGGCATTCACCGTAAACGCCATACCTACAGCTCCTGTTGTAAATTTGGCGTAAGAATATGCACCATAGTAGTTGCCTACACCTGAACTTAGTCCAGTTACGTCAACTCCATGATTTGATGCGATCTCAGTGAATACTCTAATGGTTGAACCTGCACCTACTCTTGCTATGTTACTTACTTGGAATACTCCATCAATCGCAATCGTAGTCATACCAACGGGTGTTGTACCTTTTAGTGACATCGCAGTCACACCTGATCCAACGTTAGATCTACTTACAAGGAAGAAATCACCTGTACCTATACCAGTCTCAGTGAATCCACCAAAAGCATTATCTCTCAACACTGAGTTGGAAGGTATAGAAAATTCAAATTGAAGACCTGTAGCAGTAGATCCGACACCAACAATGACACCTTGATCACCCTCCATGGTCACACCCTCAATTGACTTGTAAGGATAATCGAATAGAGTAGAACCGAATGCAGTATTGTCCTTATCAGTATCTAAAACTTTGATGTCAAATTCTGATATGTTTGGATCTTCAGTTTTTGTAAATCCAATAATACCTGATTGACCATACATCACAGTAGATGTGGTTCCTACACCAGATATTATTCTGGTTGCAGGTTGCACTCTACCAACATATAATCCTCTTGCTTTACTTACCTTGACACCGTCAACAAATTTATCATCTTCCTGTTTTCTCCATGTCACAGGTCTAAGTGGATTCTTAGATGCTGTGATACCTTGACCTTTATAGATTGTGGTTTGGAGTGTATCTCTTGACACCACCTCTCTTATAGTTCTAGGATCTTGTTTCAGTATGGATCTATCATTTGTAGGACTTCCTATTGTTATGATATCACCTTTGAGTATAGTCTCAACCGCTTCTGCAGTTTCTATGTCAGCGTCAGTGCCTCTATAGAACAAGACTTGTAGTGATGCACCTAGTGGTGGTGGTTCTGTAAATTTCAATTGTGTTCCACCCTCAAAAGTATATGCTTTACCAGGTTTCTGTAGCACATCATTTATAAAGATCAATAATACATCGTCAAGACTTATTGGACTACCTGGTGTTTTCTCAATACTGATTGGTTCTCCATTTTCAGTAAGTGTAAATTGTGTCTTACTACTATTGAATTGACCAGAGAAATCATCTAGTATTTGGAACTTACCTAGAGACCATGCAGAGAACTTATCGTCACTTGTTGCTGTGACAGTGAAAGTAGCAGGTTGGAAGTTAGTTCCAGCACTGAAGTTCGTGGGTATCCCTGCTATGGTAAGAACCTCACCTACTGTAAAACCATACCCTGCATTTGTTATGACAGGTTCTGATATACTATCACCTACACCAATCTTGATTGATACAGAAGCACCAATACCTGTGCTACCACTTATCAACTTGATATCGTCATATCCGTATGGTGAATCAAACTCAAGTAATGGAACATTAGTATATGTGTAACCCACACCTGGCGTTCCATCCATAAAGACTTTCTTTATTCTTCCATCCTGTACAGAGAATGTACCTGCAGCAGCAGTTGTAGGATTACCACCTACCACTCTGACTTTGAATTGAGTTCCGTCGGATCTGTATCCACCACCAGTGAATCCTATCGCAACAGTTATAGTACCAAAACCTGATACCACTGCAGTTCCGAAACCAGTTTGTAACTGCTGGTATCCAAATCCCTGAGTATTACCAAGACCTGATATGATGCCCTTTCTAGGTAATCTATTTGCATTGACATCAGACGTGCTATAAGTTTCTGTCTGGCCTGCTATATCATTACCAGAAAATCTTATTGAGGTGATACCTGAGGATTCAACATATTCATAGTCAGTATCTGGTTTTTGGAATACATTGTTGATCAATATCACACCAAAGTCGGTATTGATACCAGTGATATTTGAACCACCACTGGTCAGTGTAAAGGTTTTACCAACGCCTGTAAAACCACCAGAGATATCATCAAGCACAAAGTTACCTGAGTAATCTGATCTAATAAATGATCTGCCTTGAAACTCACTACCATCCACTACATCAGCAACGAGTAGATTATGTGTACCAATACCTGCAGATGTAAGTGTGATACCTACACCAGTCAAAGCACTAGGTTTGTCCTTTGCAAAAGAGAAGTCGTTATTACCATTCTTGATTATGAAATAATCATTGTTACCAACAAGGGGTGCAGGTGGTGTTCTTGATCTTAGTTTTATCTGTGTGCCAGTGCTGAATACCTCAGTCAGTGCTGTAAATCTACTTGCAGATACATTCACTGCACTTGATTGTATTCCAATCGTCTGTCTAGTACCACCAAACGGTGTGTCAGCAAAATGTATCTTATTTTTCCTTATGTTATAATCACCCCTTACTAATTGTACTGGGTCATTTACCAAGTGTGCTTCTTCTTGTGTCCCCATCCATGCTCTATCCACCAGAACATTATCAGACATGGTACCAAATCCGATTACCTGTATACGCATTATCTCATTACCCATTTTGATAATGTCGTAGTTCTTGAATTTGTTTACATCAGTGAATCGTGCTTCACGGTTGAACATTGTGCTCTTCAATGTTGTTGATACGTTTGTATTTTCAAGAAGAGGTGATTGTATTACGTTGTCTATCGTGACAATACACTTGGTATCCACTTTCTGAGATGTGAAACTTTGTGTCGTTCCCACACCTACTGTTGTCAAACCTATAGGACTATTTGCTATCGCTAGATCTCTAGTAGCAGCAACTCTAAAGGAATTTTCACTCAACTTGATAACGAATACGGAAGAGGGAAGAGTGGTTGCAGCACCTACGCCAGGACTATTGTGATCTATACCCACTGGTGTGCCAGCAAACGCCTCGTATGTCAACTCTTCACCAGTAACATAAAAATGATTCTTTATATTAAAACTATTTTTTCCTACTAAAACTGCAGATGATGATCCAGCGTCAAACTCATGAGAGAATAGAGGATCGCCTTTATGTGTAAGTCTAAAGGAAGTCTGAAAACTCTCGCTTGCAGTATTGAATTGTTTATTGACTGACGCTAGTTGGAATGTCATTAGTACGTTACGGTTTCGTTGCTTGCTACAGAATCTGGTTTATCAATTTTCAATTCATGTGTTCTTATCGTATATGCTTTGTTAGCAACAGGTAAGAACTTCAATTGGGTATTTGTGCTAGTAATATGTATGCTGGTATTTGACATATTACGCTTCATAGTATCATCTGTGTATAGATGGTTGTATGTGTTATATGTTGCGTTACCACCAAATGAGTTTGAACCAACTATGAATACAGAATATTCATCATCAGTTGTGTTGTGTATCTCAACGTGGAATCTACATGTTGTGTAATTTGCATATGCTTTCTGAGATATGATTTGCTCACTGGGTGATCCATTTGCAGGTAATTGTATAAAGGAACTGTCTAGCATAGTATCACCAATATGATACTCATCGACAATACCTGAATTACCATGTGTCTGTGCTACACCTACTGCTCTTGTAAGAGAAGATACTGTCACTGCCATACCTACAGGAGGTGTGTGTTGCAACTTCAATACATCACTTACATTATTGAGAGAGAATGTACCTATATCGGTGTCAGCATCCATCTTACCAGTGTTTGTGAATAACACATTATTTGATCCATCCACTAACCATAGGAACTCATCTATCTCTTTCTCACCATTAGGTCCTCTTGCTGATACAAGGATACTTCCAGACTTATACATCGTGGCATCAACCTCGTCAACATCCTGTAGTGTGTTGCTTACTGCAAGTGCCTTAGTAACTCCCTTGTACTCCATCAAACCAAAGGCAGTGGATGCTACACCAACTCCATTTGTGATGATTTCTTTGTGGAAAGTGATATCATATTCCAATGCTGAATTATTAGGTACGTACAAGACACTAGCAAGAGGTCCGTTTGTTTCAGTTGTAAATTCACCCAAATCATCTGAGTCAGATAATTCCGAGTAAGTATTAAGATAAGCAGTTGTTCCATCGTGAAAGACTACGAATTCTGAGTATTGTGTGGCGTTGAATGATATACCTGCTGATACATCAAGAGTAACTTGAGCATAATATTTGATAGCACTGATACCATCACCTGCAGGTCCTCCTGTCAACATGTCGAATGTATCAAGTTCGACTGATCTGACTAGGTTTGGATCTGAGTAGAACTGTGGACTAATGTCATCAAGTTCTAAAACTCTGTTTGATTTACATATAAGACCATCACCAAATCTACCAGATAAGAACTGCACCTCATCACTTATATTTTCATCTATGTTTGTGTTCTCACTGACAAGGTCAAAATTATGGTTGTCAAACAATGATGCTTGTGCATCAATAACCACCACGTTACCTGCACCTGAGGATATACCTACAGGTTGTGGTGCTGATACTGGTACAGAATTGATTAGAAGATCAGAGTGTTTCTTGAAACCTGCTATGTGAGCGAGAGAGTCAACTGGTTCACTCCAACTATTGATACCTACAAAACTCTTGAGTGAATATGCAAAGTGTTGATAGTAATCATTATCTTGAACTCTCTGATAAAACTCATTCAGTTTACCTGTGTCTCTTTCCCAACCAAATGCTTTCTCAGATGAGGTGTCAAGAGTAAAGTGCCCCTCATATGCCTGTGATGAGTCAATAGTGCCACCTGCTTTAGAGAATTTACCTGTGACGACATCACCTGTATTGAATCCTACAAGTGAATCAACCCTTAGTATGTTTCTTGTTTTACCTTTTCCTATGATAACTTTTGCTTCATTACCTGATGATGATACTACAGGTTCACCGTTCAAGAATGTGCTCTCTATTAGGTTTACTTTGAACTTAGCAAGGTCTTGATCTTTTACTACAACACCATACTTAGCAAGGTCATGAATACCTGGATCTCTATCAACTTCATACGTCAAAGTTGCTTGGTTCACATTACCAAACGCTGTATTGACACCTGTAAGAGTGAATAATTGATATCCAAAGTCAGCAGAATTATATCCGTTACCTGTTGATACACCTAAGTTCTCTACAAATACCTTGTCACCTTTGTTGAAGGGAAGAGGGACTGCAGTGCTGAAACCTGTCAGTGGTGTTTGTAGTCTAAGTGTTACGTTAGGTTCTGAATAAGTTGCACTTATAATACCAACACCATTTGAGTTGTTGACAGGGAATAATTCAACATCACCTGAGCTTAGATTACCACCAGCAAATATTACTTTTACATTTGTTACAGATCCACCTGTAAGTTCTGCTTCAAATTCTGCATTCTCATTTACAGTATCTGACTTACTATTGTATACAACGAAATCAGGTGGTGTAAGATAGTTCTTACCTGTAGATGTGATTGCTACACTGTCTACAGCAAAATTATCCTTTAGGAACAATACTTGTGGAACTGCTGCTTGTGGTTGTAGAGTAAGATCAGATGGGTAATCATATCCAGTATCAACTAATTGAACTTCATCGAGTCTACCTATATTTGAACCAAATGCTTTGAGGTTAGCAGAAGACCCTGTGGTGGATGCTACTGATACTTGAGGTATATCACTATAACTTGATCCACCACCTTGTAGGAGGACTCTAGAGACACCACCCTTCACATTTGTTGAGTTTGTAATATAGGATATCTGTGACTCACTTGTGTATCCCACCTTCTCAGGTATAGCGAATAGATTCCAACTGAATGTGTTTGTATCTTTTGATAATATTGTGTGATTACCTGTAAATTTACTTGCATTTACAAATATCTTAGAATAATCTTTTATCTCCTTATTGACTTCAATTACTTTTGTATTCTGTAATGGAAGGAACTTATAATACAATACATTTGGCACACGATTTGTAAAATGTATTGATGTCTTAGAACCTGCGTTGCCAGGTATGCCTGTTCTCTCCACTTCTATTGCAGATTTACCTGTTCCAACAAAAGGTTTGTTATAATCTTGGTCAAGGAAGAATTCTAGTTTAGTATTTTCAAGAGATACGTCTGATGTATCAATTTCAAGCACATCACCTGTCATGAGTGAGACTGGTGGGTTGATTGATGCCCCAATACTTACATATCTTGTGCCAGGATCATATGCTGCTGTTACAGAACTGGTTGCAGATGAGACAATAGTAAGATCAAGATTGTCACCTCTCTCAAACTCATGATTGTTAGATGTCGCTGTGACATTGACTATTCTAAGTGTGCCTGTGACAACATTTTTCTTTGTTTTGAAGAAGTGTGTATTACCTATTGCTACATTACCACTAAACATCACTCTCTGAAGAGAGTTACTGATATCTGATTGTGATGTTACAATACCAATAAGATTATTATCTACAACCTGCACAAATACTTCAGGTGGCAGTGGTCTTTTGAATGCACCTGCCACTCTCTTCATCGCATCTGTCTGATAGGTGAGTGACGTACCAGCACCAGGACTATACTCTACTCTCTCACCATTCCTAAATGGGTGACGTGGCATGTATATTGTTCTTGTAGGTATGAATATGTCTTTTGTTTCGTTACCAAAGAATGATACTATTTGATGTCCACCTCTTCCAGCTACTGTAACTGTCGTACCGATTCCTACACCGAATGTATTACCTGTTCCTACCACTGTCTCAGCATTGAAGTAGTAAGTGGCATCCTCTTCAGTTGTAATATTGACTGGCTTGTCTAATTGATATGTAAATTCATTTTCTAATCTTGTGATAGTAGAACCGAATGTATGTGCAGCACCTGCTGTACCATTCTGTGCTCTTATCATTTCAAGTCTATTGTTCTTGACATCAAAATTGATTATCTTGAGTTGTTCGCTATCAATCTGCACTATGTCATTGATCTTGAACTTATAACCCCTGATAACATCAGGTACCCAATCTGATATAAGCACACTTGTAGTAAGACCTGACACATTGACGCTCGCCATAGATACGCCCAGCCCTGTACTTGTTTCCTTGAGATTTATTTGTACGTTACGAGCAGCAAGGTTAGAGTGAGTGGTTGTGGATATACCTATGATTTCTACATAAGAATTGTCTGCAACACCTATAGGTCCTGTGTGTATACCAGTGACTTTACTTTGATTAGCAACAAGAACAATGTCCTCTATCTCAGTAATAGATGAGGTGACATTTGTAATTGGTGTGCCCTCTACATAACTTACCTTACCTATAGCACCGAATCCACCAGTCAAGTTGTTATCAAAGACTAACTTATCACCTACATTGTAATTTTTACCAGCAGTGATAATATCAATTCTGTCTATTATACCATCACTTGTTTGTGTGACCTTAGAGTTTATGAGTGTGTTTCTATTTGCCTGTGCAACATACTCATACTCGTTGATATTATATGGTTCTGTATTTCTAACTAAACCAAGAGAGGGAAGATCTAGATCCTGATTAGATTCGTATGCGTTATTGAATTGTTGTAGTTTTGAGTGGTAGGTATCACCAACAATGTAAGGGAAAACAGGTGTTCTTGCATTGTTGAATGGACTGTTAGGGTTGTTGACCTCTATCTCATCAACTGTTGTATAGTATGCGTACACACCATTTGGATATTCAGGTGTAGGTGCAAATCTACCATTGTGTTTGTCTAGATCACCAGTTCCTTCAACGTATGTAAAGTCTTCAATAAAGAAACCAGCTGGATAGATGCTGATGTCAGGTCCGTCAACTCTTGAACTTGCTAACTTACGATAACTTGACTCAATATATTTCTTCTTACCATCCACAACAGCAAAAGGTCCGTATATTGGGTTGCCATCATACGCCCATCCAAGAATAGGTGAATGATCCTGTCCCAGATCACCTAAGAAGTTTCTGAGATTACGTGGAACATAATAGTTTACATAAGGATTACCTAATTCACTGTCTCTAGGTGTCTCTAAGAATCCATCATCTTCTTTTACATCACCAAACTTAGCATATCTCTCTACTTGGTTGATAGTCCACTTCTTGACCTCACTTGAGAAGATAGCATCTTGGCCTGGTGTTTTTGCTGTGGCGGTTGTTTGTGATTGAGAGTATCCAGCACCCTTGTCTATGATATCAATACTTGTTATAACACCATTAGATAAGTTTGCCTTTGCTTTTGCACCTGTACCATCACCTGCGATTATAATATCTGCACTGAAAAAGTTTTCGCCACCATCTTTGATGATGATTTGATCAATCTGTCCATTTACTATGAATGGTTGTAAGAAAGCATTCTTACCAATAGCAGGTTCAATGACTGGTTTGAAGTTGTCATTGATAACTGTTGAACCAAAGTCACTACCTTTTTCACTTACATGAACTGCAGATATCTTACCTCGTATAATAGGTGTGGCAGTCGCATTGATTGTTGATATACCTTGTCTACCACTGATGTCTATTGATATTGATGGATCTTGGAATATATGTGTACCTAATCCATTATCATTCAATCTTATGAATGTGAGTAATTCTTTGTTGTCAGATAATCTGAAACTATCGTCATCTATCTTATCAACAAAGTATTCACTATTGTTTGTAAGACCACCTATAGCAGAGTCTGTTGATGAATATTTGACTACTTCAGAATTATTGAATCCGTGAGATGGTATCACCACGGTGTCAGTAAATGTATTGATTCCTGTGCTTGTGCGTACTTCTCTGTTCTTGAATAGACCTGCATCCTGTATCAAAATCTTATCAACCTTCTGTCTTCTATCAGTTGTTTTGAAACTCTGTAAACCACCACCATTAGTTGTAAGATCAATCGTACCTATGCCAGCTAATGCTTTTGTCCTTGACTCAGATATATGAATTTGGAAGTCATCTAGTTTTACAACAAAGTATGGTGCTGTGTCCACTAAAACACCTGGTGTTATACCAATACCAATACCTGTGCTGCCTTTTGTCTCGTATATGATCTCCTCACCGTGCTTGAATCCATGTGGTGAAGGGAATACGAATCTGTCTGTAGCAGTATTGACCACACCACCTGTAGATGTTGAGTCAAATTCGACAGTTTGATGAACAAACTTCATCTTTGCCTTTGCTATGGCTGTTGTATTGTTGCCACCAATAACTTTTACAGTTGGTGTCTCTTCGTAATCAAAACCCTCAGTATCTACAAGTATCTCTTCAAGTGTACCTTCTAATTGTGCAATAACAGACGCTGCTGTACCTGCATGTCCATCCTGTGTCACTGTCAACTTAGGTGGATTGACAATATCGAATCCAGAACCAGTGTTCAATACCTCTACAGACTCCAGAGGTCCGAAATAGACTATGTCAGATGACTTGTATGAGTATGCTTCAACACCATTAGCAAAGAGTCCGACACCACCCTGCACTGTCTTATCTTTTACTTCACCAAATTCAGGATTACTAAACTTCCTTAGGATCTTTTGTGCACCTAGATCAGTGCCAAATAAATTAGACGGTGTCAGTGTATGTGATGTTTGTGATCCAATATCATCACCTATGAAAGCAGTTATAAACTGTCCTCTTCTTACGTTCTCTCCCGTAAATGCTAATTTTACTGTATTACTATCAACTTTCTTCACATAGTATGACTCGCCTTCGTTTAGGTTAGTCAGTGTTCCTATACCAGATGATGAGTATGTAACTAAATCACCATCATGGAAATCATGATCGGGTACACTTATTTCTACCTGTGTGGTGTTGACACCCACATTAGTAAATGGTCTAATTCTCTTCTGTGGGTCAATAGTCCAGTGTGGTAAACTATTAGAAGCGACATGCACAGAACTTCCATCAGTATATGTGTTCTGTACGTCAGCTGTATTAGTTCCCTGTATTTTTAGTTTTCTTCTTATCTTATATTTCTTTGTAGTATCAAGAGTCGGCACACTGACTGATATTGAATCATCTTGTGATTCATCAAATACGAATGTTATCGTACCATTCAACTTGTTATCAGGGTCAGTCTGGTCAATAACCTCTATCTCATCACCCACATAGAGAGAGAAGTTTGCTGCTGCAAGTTTGAAGTTGTAACTGTTTGTACTCTTGAGTGTGTATCTCTCAATGGCGTATGTTGATGCTGTATTGTATATCCATGTGCTATATCTCAAATCATTCTCTATTCTACCAAGTTGTTTGATATTGATCTCAGAGTCTTCCTGTTGATTGATTGCAGATCCTACAAATTTGTTGAGGACACCTAATACATTGAATCTTACTGGTAATCCAAGGTCACCATTCTCATATGAAGTTGCAACGAGACCAGATCTTACAGTTGAACCAATACCACATGGTGATGTGAGTGTAGATATACCTGTAAATTGAGTTAGTGACTTACCAAGGTATGATAAAGTTCTGTTCTCAAACTGAACAAACCCTGTAGCACCAAATCCTACTGTAGAGTCTACATCAATCACTGTAGATCCAACTGGTGCTGTTTTTGTTATAAATGTTTTACCTATTTGTTGGAATTTACCTATAACAGTTCCTTTAGATAGTGCGATCTTGTAATATGTTTGATTACCAAAGACTGCCTTCTCTACCCCTGTGATAGAACCACTTGTCTCTAGTGGTTCTGTTCTTTGTATGATACTTTCACCAGTTATCTTGAGTGGATCACCAGATATCAACTCACATATAAGAACCTCATTGACTCGGTACTCAGCATCTGATGGACTTATGATATATTTCGATGGTTGAATCATCTCAACCTTCTCACCATACAATGCACCAAATAATATCTTGAACGCTTCCTCTGTACCCTTAGACTTGTAAAAATCCTTTGATTGTCTTATGAAATTTGACTGATCAAGTTTCTCATCTAATTTTCTCTCAGCAAATCCTGACAA